ATGAATGAACCTTTACTTTTAGCACTTGCTGCTTTAGTATTAGGTCTAGGTGCTTATATAGCATATACCGTACCAGCAGTGAAAGCGTTAATCTTTAAATACTTAAAGAACAATGAAGCAGAAGTAATGTCTTTATTAGATACTCATCTAACGAAGATACAGATGAAAGCATTCACGAAGCTCGATGAAGTAGCTCAGAAACACGTAAAGAACTCTTTAGTCAAAAATGTATTACTAACCGCATGGGATGAAAAAGATGATGAACTCGCGGCTTTAGTTAAATCAAAGGTTAAAGTATCACTTGACGAAGGCAAGAATCTTTGAACGTAGAGGAATACGAGGAGAGATTACGACAGCGGGTAGGAGAAGCTGAATATGGACGTCATAAAGAACTTGTACGTCTGTTGGCTCGCAATCTTACTCTTGAAGACTTATTGTGGGAAGAAATTCTTATATGTATTCGGGATGTTAACGCGAGAACAGAGCTCTTGCGCCAAAGAAATTCAATCGTTCGTGACATACATACAGAGTTCCGAGCGTTAAATATTGAAGTGCCTACAGTAGCAGAAGAAAGAACGACAGATTTTGCTGAGTTCTTAGGAGATTTAGGAAGTGATGATGGACAAGATACCACAGGGGTCGGAAAATCCAAAACCAGTGAAGAGTCATAAAGGTACCATTTCGGCAGCAATTACCGGAAAAGGAGTACATGATTCAAGAGAGTTAGAGAATATATTCGAAAAGTGTAGACAAAGCCCTGACAAAATGTTGAAATTAGTTAGAGCTTTTTGCGAAACGTATTTAATGGACCAAAAGCAACGACCTCTGAGACTTAGACCTTTACAAGAAAGTATAATCGTTGCCGCACTGACATATCCTGAAACCGGAAAGCAGCGCAAACTAGCAATACTAGCGCCACGAGGTAGTGGAAAATCATTCGCCCTTTCGGTAGCAGTCACTGTATATATGTTTTTTAATAGATTTAGGGATTTAGTTTTTATACTAGCCCCTACGGAAGACCAAGCCTCATTAATCTTTAATTACGTATACAGGCATTTTGCTGATAATAAATTCCTTAATAGTTTAGTAAAGAATTATAAATTCCATAATAAGCCCAACATAACACTTAAGGGGGGTACTTTAATGCGTAGGGCTCCATTAGCTCCTACTAACCAAGGACAAGCTATACGGGGACAACATCCAACTTTCTTAATAGTTGATGAGTCTCCACTTATAGATGATAAATTATTCATTGATAATGTAGAGCCTTGTATTATTACTAACAAAGCTCCCTTTATAAACTTAGGTACACCTAAGTCAAAAGACAACCATATGTATCGTTATCTTTATGATGATGCTTATGAATCGACATTTACTAGAATGCATTACACGTGGAGAGATGCTATTCTACCCGGAGATGCTTATACTCCACCTTACACAGAAGTGGAAATGTTAGATAAGATGACAGAATGGGGAGAAGACTCCATATACTGGAGAACTGAATATGAATGTGAGTTTGTAGAGAGTGTATCGAATGTATTCCAACCAGAAAAGGTAAAATCATGCTATGAGGATTATCAACTTATATCTGTCGATGATGAAATCGGAGGGCAAGCAGGCAGTAATATTACAGTTGCTGTTGACATTGGCAAATCTGTTAATTCTACTGTCATTAGTGCATGGCAGCTTGAAAAGTCTCCAGCCGAAAATATTGCAAGACTGGTATACATTGAGGAAATTAATGCACGAACTGGAGGACACGACATACCATATCAGCGTAGACGTATCATGGACGTGGCTTTGGCTCTTGGTGCCGCTAGGGTTATTATTGACGCTACTGGTATTGGTGGTGCGATTGAACAGGACATCAGAAGAGGATGTGTAGATGCTGGTATTCACTTTATTGGTTTTGTTTTTACGGGCGGCCCTAAAGGAACTAAAACACAAATGTACAGAGATTACCAATCATTCATACAACAAGGAAGAGTGAAAGTACCTAATCCTCAACAGTTAAATAGAGATGATGCTAAATTAATTAATAAATGGACAAGAGAACATTTCGATTTACAATATGTTATGGATGCTGCTAATAAGACGGAAAAGATATCAGCACCTAATAATAAACATGATGATTACTGCGATAGTTCAGCAATGGGTATACATGCAACATTAAGTATGCTACCATCTCAAGGAACATTTGCATCAACATCAATTAGTAGACCAACAAGTGGTCTTCGACAACAACAGGCTACCCATAGTGGTTCTCCACTTTTTACAACCACAAGACGCGGAAATCGTTTAAATAAGCCCGGATATTCTAATTTGTAACAAAAGCTTTATATACTATTTAGCGTTAATATTAAATAGCCATGTCGTTGTTAGATAACATTAGGCGACGCTTTGCCGTCACAGGAAGCGCTCCGCCATTTGAAAAAGACGAACCTCGCTCGTACGGGGAAGGAGTCATAAAAAGGATTGCAGTAAGTAAAGGAACATCTTTTAATGTAAAAAAGTATGAACCTCATATTGGACGACCAAGAACTTACATGAATGTATACCTAGCTGACCCTATAGTTCGTAGTTTAATTGATTTACCTTGCTTTTATGCAGTTAAAGATAACTATGATATAGTTACAGCAGATGATGACCTAAGAGAAACCATTGAAACTATGTTTAGAGATATTAATATAGAGAATATATTATATGGATGGTTGAGAAATGCCCGAGTATTTGGAAATGGATATTTGGAGTGGACTGGAGATAATTTAATTCTTCGTTCTAGCCAGAATATGTTTGTTAAAAGAGATGAACATGGACAAATAGAGTATTATTATCAAGATATTGGAGATGATAAGGACTCTATATATTTTGAAGATTCAGAAATAATAGAGATAAAGAATAATTCATTTGATGATTATGCTTATGGATTATCTGACATACATCCAATTCTTTATTTAGTAGACCTAAAAGATTATGCAGAGCGTGATATAGGTGCAGCTTTAAATAAGTATGCTAATTCACGTTATGACATTTCAGCTGGTTTACCTGATATGCCTTATGGCCCAGATAAAATAAATGAGATTGTTGACGCCTTCAATAATTTAGCACCCGGAGAAGATATTATACATGGGAACGATATAATAGTAAAAGAACTTCAAGGCACACAAAGAGCATTTGAGTATGGTAAATATACAGATGATTTACTAGATAAGATTCACATGGCTCTTAAAGTTCCTAGAACAATGTGGACAGACCCAGATAAGGCTCGTCCAATATTTGAACCATATGTAAGATTCTTACAAACTATGGTGGAATCTGCAATGAACTCACAACTTATGCCGCAATTAGAGAATGGTGAAGCTAGATTTAAGTTCAGGCAGATAAACGTTGATGATGCATTCACAAAAGCTAAGACTGATATGATATACTTATCAGAAGGAGTCTTATCACCCGGTGAAGTAAGAGAAGAAAGAGGTCTCGACCCCGAAGGAGTAACTGAATTAAAAATGGAAACTTCAGAAGACGTAAAGGCTAGTCCTCTCGAAAAGGGACCCGGAACTAAGAATGTAAATATATCTGGTGGTAAGGACGCTGATAAATCAGAAGAATCCTCTAGAGCACCGAACAGAGGTAATCAACCCTCCGCAAACGCAACAGGAGATAGAAAATGACATACAAAAAATGTGTAGTATCTGTTAGCAAATCGCTAAAAGAACGTGGTCTTGCTGACCACGAAGCAAAAGCTCAGAATATGTGTAACATATGGGCTGAGGAAAATGGCGTAGAGCGAGAGTTTGGCAGGTCCACATCAACAGAACCAAGACGCAGGTCATTTGCTTTATCTAATTTAGATATGAATGACATGACATTTTTCGACGGTGATGAAGGGGTAGAGACTGTTAACTTTCCCGTAATCGCCATTACGTCCGGCCCTCATGAATATGAGGAAGACGGACAGCAACAAAAAGTTTACATCGAAGGTAGCACATTAAAAGATGCTTTAACTACTTTTAAAGACCTTCCTATGTATGTAGACCATCAAAGAACACCAGAGGATTTAATCGGCGTGGCTACTGACCCTCAGGTAATCGAGATGGTAAACGGAAAGACTGCCGTAAAAATGATGGCTACTGTCTCAGACAAGTATCCACGTGGGCAGGAAGTAATGAAGAAAGTGAAGGATGGGGACATGACGCATGTTAGTATCGATTGGTTTTCAAACGATATTGATGTTATGGGTGACACTTTTGCCACCAACATACGCCCCACGGAGGTAAGTTTCATTGACAATAAATCGATGGACCCCGTCTGTAAGGAATGCACAATAGAAACGAAATGCGGCACACATACCGAACATGAAAACTCTGATG